CTCCGTCGAGGTATGCGGATGCAGGGACCGGGTTGATGCGCGTATTTGGCAGGTAATCGTTGAATGACCAGACCTGTCCTGATGCGGCTGCCACCGAGATGATGTCGCCGGCGAACATGAGGACAGGACCAAGATCTGAGAAGGATGTCGGGATGAAATCGTTCACGATCCAGTTGTCCCAGTAACCGAGCCAAGAGCGGGCCAACGAGTGGTAGACGATGACGGCGTTGTTCTCGTTGAGTGCGCCTTCGAGTGCGATGTCCACGGAGTTCTCCGTGAGCAGCGAATACTCTGTTTCTGTTCCTAGGATGTACGAGTCCTCGGTGACGAATGGGACCGCGAGCAGGTAGCGGTTGTTCCAGAAAACGCCATCGCAGAGATCGAGCTTGGTCTTGTTGATCTTGCTGATGAGGTCGTTGATGGGCGATGAGAGCGCGAGGCCGACGCTTGTCTGGGTGCCTGCCTGGATCTGTGCGAGCGAGCGGATTCCGTCACGCGACAGGAAGAAGACATCGGGGCCGACTGCGGCGATGGATCGGTGGGATGAGCATCCGATGTTTCCGCTGACGAGTGTGACCTGCCAATCTGCCGGGTCTTGAGTTGGATCGGCATCGACGGTCCAGATGGATCGTTCCTTGAAGACGAGGAGCCTGCTTCCGAACCAAGAGTAGAGTCCACGGATTGGATCTCCGTCTCCCCCGATTCTGATGGATCCGAGTGGATCCCATGATTCTCCGTCTAGGATGTCGGAGAAGTAGAGCGTGTCGGGCGGCTTGGTTGTGTCTGCGCTTGCTGCCCAGATCCTGTTGGTATGTGAGACGAGGTAGATCGGCTTGGACGGAGGCGTGAGCGAGACATAGGCAACGGCGTGGGCTCCACCTCCTCCGGATATGTTCACGGTCGGAGCTGTGACGTATCCGCTTCCAGGGTCGATGATGTTGATGGCGACGAGATTACCGTCGTTTGCAACGATGGCTTCAGCCGTTGCGGTTGTCCCGCTTGGTGGGGCCGAGATGGTGACGCTTGGAACCGATGAAAGGTTGCTGCCTTGGTTGATGACATCGATCCTGCTGATCTTACCGGCTGTGATCGAGGTGTTGGTGTTGCTGCTGCTGACGTACTTCAGAGATCCGATTCCATCGGAATAGAACAGCTTGTCGTTGAGCTGCGCGAAGTAGACGTAGGTTGCAGATGAGCTGAGCGTCGAACCCGCGATCTGTGAGTAGACAGTTGTGGGAGATCCGTAGTAGAGGCTCTTGGTAGATGTGTCATTGACCGCAATGACCATTCGCTCCGATGCCGCTGTGTCGAAGTAGAATCCCGAGAAGACGGTGGCGTTGATGGGAAGGTTGGATCCGTAGCTGGACGTGATTGCTTCCCAGTTATCGATGATGTTCTCCCAGGTTCCGCTGACCGGATTTCCGGTGAGCGAAACGGTCCCGAGCCTGCTGACGACGTTCCCGAAGTCGTCATAGTCCATGTTGATGGCCGACTCCATGCTGGTGGCGGGGATGGCATCCGGTCGAGTGGCCGAAATGACGCCGGTGCTGAACCCGCTCGTTCCGTCGATGAGGAGCTGATCGTCAAGAGACTCTGATGCTTGGAATGGCATTACAGGATGTCTTGGAAGGTGTAATCGTAGAGGCTGTCAGGGATGATGCGGCTGATCTGCTGTTGTTGGCCGCGCTCCATGTCTTTCATGATGGATACCTGAGCGGCTCCTTCTTGGAACTTTGCCTGCGCCTTTGCGTACTGGCGCGAGTATTCGAGGAGATCGCCTTCGGTGTAGGCCAGCAGTGCGTTCTCGGCGCCGCGCAACTCGAAGTCGCTGTCGTTGGAGATGGCGGTTGCTTCACCAAACTGGCGCATCTGGGACTGCTTCTTCCCGAGGATGAAGAGTGTGCCGTCGGTGTTGGGTGTCGGGACGAGCTTGATGCGCGGGACGCCGGCCTCGCCGTAGGATGCGCCGATGATGCGGGTCCAGTTGACGAAGTTGCCCGGCGTGGACTTACGGGAATCGACGTTGTTCCAGGTGTTGGGATCGAGCTGGAAGAACGAGACCCATTCTGCGGCTGGGACTTCGATGCCATCGGTTTCTCCGTTGACCGTGAACCGTGCGGCGACTGGGAAGTCGAGGAACATGTTGTACCCCGACCCTGAGTTGTAGGTGGCGGTGACGGTCTGGTCGAGGGTGACGAGTTCGGTGCCGTTGGTGACCGAGGTGGAGATGACGCCGAGGGTATCGTTCCAGAGGCACGAGTCCCAGATCATCGAGTAGCGACGGATGCAGAACTTGTTGGCCAACGAGATGGTGGCCGAGTCCGTGAACGAGAGCTTGTCGCAAGCCGCTTGGGCTACTTCAGAAGGTTTCATGCGTACTCGATCAGTTCAAAGTGGACCTTGGCTTGGAATGTGGTTGATCCGTTGTTCCCGAAATACGAAGCCGCAGGATTTGCGGCAACCGTTACAAACTGCCCAAGATTTGAAGTGAAAAAAACGCGGAACGTATGGCTTGATAAAGAAGATGTGAAAACGGCTTGAGCATGAACCGTTGATTGGTACGCATTTCCGCAATAAGAAGATCCTACTCCAATGTAATTTGCTGCGGCATACGGGCTTTCAGCGATTCCAGCATAGCAATATGAATCATTTGCCGGTTGAAGAGGAATCGAAACCCTGATGATGCACTTGTTGCCGATTGTTTTCGGAGTCCATGTGTATTCCCACGCAGTTGTTGACCCGCTCACCTGCACGGCGGAACCTATGCCAGCAGTAACAAGTGTTGCCTGTCCAGAAGTGGATGTTTTTACGATATCCTCTGAGTATGCGAACTTGACCGACATCAAGGATCCGATTGTCGCAGTCTTTACCGCATTTGAAGCGGCTGAATCCCTGATGATTACGGTGTCGGCTTCAATGGGAGTTGTCTTCGACGACAGGTTGTTGATGGCAACTGTGCCTGCCGTAACTGTTAGGGAATCTCCGGATGCATTGCCAATGGTTGTGTTTCCATTGACTGCGAGGTCTCCGGAGAGGGTTGTGTTGCCGGCGACATCAAGAGTGCCGGCCACGTTGGTGTTTCCGCTGGCGGCGGCGACCGTGAGTTTTGCGGATCCAACCTCGAAGTTGCCGGCCGAATTGAGCGTTCCACCGACAACCGTGTTACCGCTTGCGGCAGCGACGGTGAATTGGGTGCTGTTGACCGCGAAGTCCCCGGTCACTCCGAGCGTGGTTCCAACCGCGGCAGCACCGCTGGTGGAGAGGCTGGAAAGGCTGGTGGCTCCGGTGACTCCAAGAGTGCCTGCGACCGATGTGTTCCCGCTGGAGGCGGCGACATTGAACTTGTTGGTATTGACCGCGAAGTCGCCGGTGGATGACAGGGTGCCTGGTACGGACAGATTGCCCGTGAGCGTGGTGTTCCCGGTGACGTTGAGGTTTCCGCCGATGGTCGCGTTGCCGCTGGTCGTGAGCGACGAAAGGTTGGTCGCTCCGGTGACCGCCAGGGTTCCGGTGCTGGCCACTCCTGCGGATGAAATCTGGAGCGCGGAATCGTTTCCGCCGCCATCGCTGATGGTTCGAAGAGACGCAGTAAGAACTGCGTTATCCGTGGTCTTGAGGAGCGCGGTGTAGGTCGATGCGACCGTGCTGCCTGTGAGTGGTGTTCCCATATTATGACCTCAATCTGTTCCTGTAAGTGGACCGAATCCTCCACTGGTCCCTGTAATTGCCAACGACATTCTTCGCATCTGCCACGATGGGTGTCGTCTGGCTGGCCGCGATGACTGCTGCGGCAAGATTTTCCGGGGACAAAGTCGTGTAAGGTGTGATGTCGCCGGCCAATACTCCGATGGCGGTTGTCGATCCGGTGTCCGTGAACAGCACGGAGGATGATCCCGACAAGTCGATGATTGCGCCGAGAGTATCTGGTCCGACAGTGAATGTTGCCGTCGTGGATCCCGTGGCGTTCAGAGCGCCTGGAAGCGTGGCCGGACCTACCGTGAAGGTGATGGTTGAGCTTCCGATTGCCGACGAGATGAGTTCCAGCAGGGATGGACCGACTGTGAACGTGATCGTCGAAGCGCCTGCTGCATCTCGTCCTCCTGCGAGGTTGAGCGGATTTACGGCGAAGCTGGCCCCGACGTAGGTGTACGCCGACATGGCTCCCGATTGATACGGGAGGTTCCATGAGCTTGGGGCTAGGTGACCGTATGGTATGCCAGCGAGTTCGGACGATATTCCCTCACCGACACTTTGATTCCTGAGGTCCGTGCGTCCCCACATGGAGCGCAGGGTGCCTGGATCGCCGCCGCGCTGGCGAAGCGGCAACTGGCACAGGATCGAAGTGTTCTGCTTGAGGGCCATGGATCATCCCCAACCGAACTCGATTCCGCCGTAGAAGTTGGTGCTGGCGCCGGTCGCTGCTCCTGCGAAGTAGAGCCAGACGAGGCAGGCTCCATCGATGACGCGAGGCAGGCTTGGAAGCTGGTTGAGGAGATCGCGTTCAGCGGCGACCGATGCGGTGGTCAGCGGCAGGGTGAGCAGCGGCCGAGCGAGGCAGAGGGCTCCGGTGCCTGTATTGGCTGCTGAGAATGTGACGCTTGCCACGGTGCTGACTCCGGTGTCACCGGAGGCGAGTGGCAGGAACGGTCCGTAGTTGTTGGCTGCAGTGCCGCTGTGGCTGATGTGGCCCACGATGGCTGAAGCCGTCATGGAAACGGTCACGGGAAGAGAGCGACCGGATGTCGGAGTGGTGTTCGAGTAGCTGAGGCTGATGTTCTGGGCGGTGGCACCGGCGGCAACCGTCTGCACCCAGAACAAGCGGCATCCCGCTCCGTTGGTGTAGCGGAGAGTGGGTGTACCCGTCAGGGTTTGGGCGACGGCTGAGTTGTTGCTGATGCCGGGCCAGTAGCCTTGGAGATCCACCAACATGAGCTGTGCTGGAACACCGGTGGCAACGCCTGTGACGGCTGACACGTTGAGGACGTGTTTGGTATCAGGGCTTACGTTTCCGCCGTGTTGAATGCCGAATATCTGGGTTCCGTTTCCGGTTGATTCATTGCACGAAGTCCAAGCGAGTGCGGTGCCGGCCCAAGCGTTGGCGATGGGAGTTCCAGCAAGTCCTGAGAAGTCGTACCACCGACCAGCGGTGTATGCAGAGCCACCGGTGATCTTGTTCCAATCAGAACGAAGGAATTTTCCGTTTGTCGTGATCTCGTTGACGAGATCGTCCATGGATGAGAAGCCCATT